CAAATCTCACCATCTGAATTACGATGAACCGAAACCTCAACACCTGTACCTGATGTGGTTTGGAGTCTTACAACCCCTTGAATTAAAAATTTACAATCATCACCTGAACCCGTTCCTGTTGCACAGGCCACCGAAACGGCTGTAGTAGCACCAGATGACCATGCAACTTCTGTATCTGTTGAACCAAAATATACATTCCTAGCCATTCCAGCAGGTAAAGTCGCACTACTGTCAATTGTTCCTTTGATTGTTGCAGAGGTTTCAATATTCCCATCAGAACCTGGGTCTGTGATGTTGGCAAGTGTCAACCAGTGATTGTTTCCTTTATCTCTAACTTTAAGGACATAAGGATCTCCTGAAGTATCGAGCCAAAACATTCCTGCAGTTGCTGATGTAGGAGCCGATGAACCACTATTATTAGATTGGAGGGCGGCCAAAACATTGTTTATATCTGCTCTAACTGTTGCTCCACCAGCATTTGCAATAGAAAAATCATGTTGTGCCATATTTACCTTTTATGAAGATATTTGTTGTGCGTAAACTCTTAAATTCTCTATCGTGATTTGATGACTTGATGCATCTGATATTGGAAAAACACGAAATTTTAAACCTCTCGCTTTCGTTTCAGTCACATAAAAATCATACCATTCACTCCATGTTGCTCCTCCAGATGCAGGATCATCATCAGTTTGTGCAAATTCCAAATTTAAATCTGTGACACCTTCATTCACATTGTCGAAATCTGTCCATGTATCTATAAGACCTGAACGTGTATCGATTTTATCTGTCCAATTTGTCACATAAAATTTTGCATAGCTTGCTAATCTGACATTTTTGATCGTTGTTAAATCAATTTTGTTTGCAAATTCATAAGATGGTGTCGCACCTGACCATTCTCCGTCAGTTCTTGAATAAATACCTGTTAATGCATCCCAATCTTCAAGTGCATCAACGTCTGAAATGTTGTCAAAATCTGTGGCTGAAGTTAATTTCAAAATATCATCGGTTGCAACCATTTCGACTTTAGTTCCTGCAAACGTAGGTTCCTCAGTTATTGTTGATAAAGTGGATAATGCTTGTACTGAAGATCCATCATGAACAAATGTTGCTGGCATCGATTTTTGACCTGAAGAATCAGTTGCACGCAACAAATAAGTTCCTGCTAATAAAGGAACAATCGCAGTAGTTTGATTTCCTGCAATACGTTGGGATATAACAACTCCGTTATCCCAATTTGTTACCGTCGAATCAACAGAATGAGCAATTCTGTAAAATCCTCCTTGTTGTACATCAATTGATTCAGAAATAGTCCATCTTGCTAAAGCTACCGTAGGTCCAATCGAATTAATGATTAAATTCGTCATAACTTCAGGAGGTGCTGGTAAACCAGTACAGACTAAGGAAGCAACAGTTGCCGTTGCTTTCGTCCCTTCTACATTTCGTGCCACAACACGGAAATCAAATGTACCAACACCAACTTCAAAAACATCAATCGATGTTTCCTGTGTTTCACCTACGACTTGATAAACACTTGCTGAACCTGCTTTATAACTAATCTCGTACGCACTCAGGAAATTGTCAGAAATGTCATCCCATGATAATGCAACTTTGTTTTTAACTCCTGCTCCATCTCTTGTTGTATAGGTTGATTCTGTTGCTGTTAAGCCTGTGACTTGTGTAATTGATGATGAATCTCTTGTTGTTGTTCTTGCTGAGGCTGACGGTGTGGTTATAGTTGTATCTCGATCATAAACAGAATTTGTATGTTCTGTTAATGTCATTGCGATTCCTCCACCAGCAATTTTTACCGTCCGGACTCTAAATTGTTTTGTTGTCCATCCAAATGTGGAATAGGTAATATCGACAATATCTCCTGGAATTACATCGGCGGCTTCTGTTGTTGCAACCACATTAACCGTCATATTAGCTCGTGATTGTTTAACTATAATTTTTGCCATGTACCGTGCTTGCTGAAAATTAGTCACGGCAGGCATACTAAGTCTTTTTTCTAACGGCTTGTTATTATCTGCTGTTAAATATGCACTATGAATAGTATTTTCAGCAGTTACATTGATATCGGGATATGAAACTTCTGATGATTTCCATTCATCATTAGGATCTGTATATACAACAATAACTTTGTTATATTTTGCCCTTTTACCAGCATTGCTTAATCGAATGCCTCCAATTATATTATCCGTAGTTAAAGTTATTACTGGTGTTCCACTGAACGATTGATCTATGTGAGCATAATATTTCCCATTGCGATAATGTACTTGTCCAAAACAAGGGCTTAATATTTTTTTAACATTTGAAAGAATAGTTTTCCTTGTATCCAGCATTATATTGGATGTAAATCTTTTATCTCCATTTGAATCCGCGGCATCACAGTAATCTCTTGCAGAGTTAAAAGTCGTTGTATCTAACACGCTTGAATTTAATCCTGCACCAAATCGTGTATTTGTTAAATAATCCTTCAATTGATTAATTGGATTATCATCATTTCCTGTAATTGATCTTCCACTCATATCAAAATACAATTTAGGAAGACGATTCATTTCTGTTTGATCATATGTGAATTTAAAGAATGCCATTGCGACACCTTTACACAAATGACTTGCAGTCCATGTTGGTGCAGTATTAATCCATGTATTTTCAGCAGTTGTGCAATCTTGAGCAACAGATGTTGTACCACGACCATTATCGGAGCCTTTTGTGTATGCAAATTCATAATAATCGGTCGTAGTTAATATAGATGCTGGTTCAGACCCTGGATTTGGTGATGTGGCATTAATTCGTTCACCTTCACATAATGCATAATATAAAAATAATTGTTTATTATCAGTTGATGTTTCTCTTAAAATTACTTGTCCTTTAGTTCTTCTGGTACCATACATAACAGGTAATCCAGAAGTTCTAGGTTCATACGGTGATGTTTTAAGTCCAGGTGCTATTGAATTTGCATCTACATCATAATCATAATTAGTATCATCTCCAAATATGGGATCATCAAAAATAGTCCCTGTTGTTATAGTTCCACCTGTGTCTTGATCAGGATCCCAAGGATTAGGAATATAAGGATCTTCAATTTGATCAATTACAGGATCAATAATATCTTGTATGACATCTTCAATTGGATCTAAAATTGGATCTAAAACTTCTTCTACAACTTCCTCGGCCAAGCACAATGGACCATCATAGGAAAATGATTCCGAATTTATTTCTATGAGTTGATCATCAACCCATATCCATTCTATTTTGGAATAAATTTTCATTAGTTATCCAAAGGCCAATAAATTCCGTTTGTAAATAATGCTTCACCAAACAAATCCGATTGTTTGGCTTTTTCTACTAAATGATCCAACAATGTTGTTCCAAAAATACCTGAACAATTATTTTGCAATGCAAAATTTGCAATGGTTCCAAATGCCTCAATCCACATTTTTTCTGCCACTTCTTCCTCCACTTGATCTATTCGTGTGATGCAAAAAATATTGAGATTGTTTTGACCTGTAAAGCCATCCTTTATTAATCTGGTTATGCATAAATAATTCACAGAATTTTCATTGTCATAACTTATCCACAAATGCATTCCATCACTTTGCATTGCTCCTAAAACACGACCCATCACCACTTCAAAATATTTATGGAAATATTTATTACTTTTTGCCCATGAATGCGATGATGCTCCTGCATTTTTAAGATGTCGTTTGTATGAATCCCAATTTTCTAAAATTTCTTCAAAAGATAATCGTTTTAACATCAATCCTTTTCAATACCCCATTCTAATCGTTTTCCTGTCTGAGAAACTCTATCAAAACACAAATCATCCTTAAAAAATCGTTGTTGAGATGCATCTGTCAAATATCTTCCACTGATTTGATCCAATTTAGCCCAATGATTGGTTACTTTTAATTTCAAAATACTGGAACCTAGTTTTTCTGTAATAGTCATGCTATTAACATTGCCTTGAAATATTTCAAAAGGAGCATCAATAATTGCCATATCAGAACTCATTAACGATAGATAAATTGTTACTGGACGATCAACATAACCATTTGTTAGCAAATCCGACATGATTCCTGTTGATACCGCTGTCAAAGTTACATCCAATGCCGAATTTGTGATTGCAGAATCATCCTGTAAATCACCTATTCTTATGAATAAACCAGTTGAAACATAATCGTTACTGCTGTAGGTAATCGTTGTACTGGCATTTGTTAAATAATAAGTCGTATTGAATTCCAATTTTATAAGAGTAGCTAAAAAATAATTGGACGAAGCTAAAGTAGTTTTGACGGTTGCTGACAATCCTCTACTCAAAGTGCCTCACATAAATCAAGTGCAAATGAAAACAAATTATCAAATCCTGTAGAATATTCGATTAAACCACCACCCATTAAATAAACAGTAAACGGTACTGATGAAGTTGTAATTACATCGTTTTCTGCAGGACTTGTTATTAATGCTGGTTCAATTGTTAATGATGAATTCCCTCCTGCATCTGATGCATTATCTGCAACAATGTTGTAAATCTTCGTATGATTCGCAAATTTGATGTAGTCTCCTGCTTTCAGTAAATTTCCTGCTGTTTGATCTCCAGTCCATCCATCAGTAACGACTGTTCGACCTGTTTGTGATGCTCCATTTACTAATGGTGTGCCTAATGATGTCCCTGTTGTAGAACCAACAACAGGAGGCACAACAGTGAAGGATTCAAACGATCCTCGTTGTTTCATAATGAACGCATATATAGGAGCAAATTCGCTTCTAGTCATGAGTGGGAAAGAAGCATACAATTTAAAATATTGTCCACCTATTTGACGAACCTGTCGTTTTCCTGCTATTGAACGACTTTGAATTGTTGGAACAATAGAGGAAATGCTGAGATCAGTAAATGCTGGTGATGTAGGTAATGCTCCACTCATTACAATCCTCTTCTTAATTTTCTAGATTGTGCTTCGTTTATCATGCCGATGATCATATCTCTTCTGGACGTCAACAATTGATCTATGCCTCTAGCATTAATTGCGGTGATTTTGAAATTCACATTTGTTGAACCACCTACTTGATTGTTGGGGGTAATTTGTCCTGCATTAGAAGGGGTGAACAACTCAGGACCTTTCTCTCCCACGAGATATTGTTTACCTCCTGTTACTCCACCACCATATTGTTTAGGGGGTGGTTCCATGGCCGCAATTTTTTGAACATACATCATTCCTAATGCGACCATTGCCGATGCTAATGCTACGCCAACATACGGAATTTTCATAGCCGAAGTCGCGGCATTGTAGGTGTTGATTGTTGCTTCTGCGATTGCCATTGCTTTCCAAAAATCAAACAATTGTCTACTTTCGTCTTTCATTGCGGCGGCCATAGATGTTGTCGTTCCAATTGCGGAAGTCAAACGTGCCACGTTCAATTGCTTTTCTGTTTCTGCACCTTCCTCTTTCGTTTCATCAATTTTTTCTTGTGTGTCTTTTACAATGGCGCCTTTTCGTGCTTCATATTCTTCAAATGTTTGACCTCCTTTATCATAAAACTCTCGGTTAAGATTGAGTTCAATTTGTGCATTTTTTTTGATTCTTTTAAGTTTCCTTTGTTCAGCCGTTTCGCCCGCACCTTCAATTCGTGCATCAATAGCCAACATTTTGGTTGCTAATTTTTCTATTATATCTAAACGATCACCTAATGCTTTAGTACCAGCCTCGATAATATCTCTTTGAGCCCCAAATAAAAGATTAGTGTCATACACTACATTCGACATTGAATCTAAATCTTGATGCGTTTTATCTACGTATCCAGAAATTTCGCCTAAATACTTGACTTGTTTTTTTGCTTCCTCCGAAACCTCCATTTCATATACGACTATTTGCCCTGTTTTTTCAGCAATTTTCGCTTTAATTTGAGTCATTTTTTCAAAAAGAATTAAATCACCACCTTCAACTTGTGGTAATGATTTCATTCCTGTAGGTACATTGTGCCAATTTTCAAATTCTTGTCCTGTCTTTGTTAATTCCTCTCGTAATTGTTTTAACGACATCCCATACAATCCAAAGGGATCTTCACCAGAAATTCTTCTGGAAATCTTATCTAAACCTCTCGACATCCTTTCCAACGCAACTGTAATAACTCCTGTGGTACCTGTGGTTTCATCAACTACGTTCACAAAATTCATCCATGAATCGCCCATTTTCGTGGATGCTTGTTCTACTGTCCCTTGAGTTTTGTCATATTCTTTCTG